ACCCAGAACTGCCTGAAGAACCGCTGGTTCCGCTAGTTCCTGAAGTACTTCCTACAGCTACTCCAACTTGTTTAGCATTTATTATAAGTGACGGTGCTAAAGGAATTAGAGGGCTAGTTTGGGCCCCAAGGGTAGTAACTTGTACATGATCACTTGGTGCAGAAAATACAAATTCTACATACTCATTAGCAACGCTAGAGGTTACTATATATGACACGTAAGGAAGCTGGTAAGAGCTATTGGCTACTAATGATATGGTAGAGTTGCTACCAGACACATTAATTCCATTTTGTCTCATCCATATGCTAACATCTATTTGAGAACCTCCCTGAGTTTTTTGTATTTGCCCAGAATAAGCTACTTCGTATATTCCTGGATAAGCAAATGTAATTCTTGAGCCTCCTTGTACAGTAATACCATAAGAATATACTGTATTATTGTATGTCCATACTGTAGGAGTGTTAGATGCGCTAACATTCTGAGTAGTAGTATCTATAAAACTTCCTACCCAGTTTGCTATACCGGCCCCACTAGATCCAGGAGCTCCATTTATTCCAGAGGTACCTGATGATCCACTTGAACCAGATGACCCTGAAGATCCAGATGAACCAGAAGTACCTGATGTTCCTGTACTTCCTGATGTTCCTGTACTTCCTGATGTTCCAGAAGTTCCTGTAGAGCCACTACTTCCTGATGTGCCTGTAGACCCACTAGAGCCAGAACTTCCTGAAGATCCTGATGTGCCAGATGAACCATCCGCCCCATTAGTTCTGTAAAATACGTTACCCGCCTGGTCTACAACTAAAAATAGATTTGCGCTAGCACTTATAGGTATATTTCTTAAACTTAGAGATCCAGTTATTCTTACGCTTCCTGTAAAGGTATGAGTGTCTACTATACTATCTCCAAATATGTTACTGCCACTACTGTATATTACTGAAGAAGATATGGTTTGTACTACTAAAGTATTAGCAAAAATACTTCCAGGAGTGCTTATATTTCCGCTAACATTTAAAGCTCCTGTTACATTAAAACTATTATTAACATACAATAAATTTATTGAAGCAGTTGCTGCATTTGGAGTACCGTCTGATAGTATTACTCTACCTACAGCGGGACTATTAATAGTTGTAAATCCTGTACCGCTAGAACCTGCTGACCCTGCGCTTCCACTAGATCCGCTACTACCTGAAGTTCCTGATGTCCCAGTGCTACCAGAACTTCCTGAAGACCCACTTGTACCAGTTGAACCTGCACTACCTGAACTACCGCTTGTACCAGATGATCCTGTAGAACCCGATGAGCCAGATGTACCTGTACTTCCTGATGATCCAGATGTTCCTGTAGAACCGCTTGTACCAGTAGAACCAGAAGATCCTGCTATGCCACTAGTTCCGGAAGTTCCACTAGAACCAGATGTGCCAGTAGAACCAGAAGAGCCGCTAGAACCTGTACTACCTGAAGAACCAGAGCTGCCAGAAGTACCTGTACTGCCACTAGATCCGCTTGTTCCACTTGTACCAGTAGAACCAGAAGAACCACTAGAACCTGATGTACCTGTTGTTCCACTAGTACCTGAAGTACCAGTTGTTCCAGATGAACCAGTTTCTCCACTGGTACCTGAGCTCCCACTAGTGCCAGATGTGCCTGAAGAGCCAGAACTTCCAGAAGTACCTGAGGTTCCACTAGATCCTGATGAACCTGATGTTCCTGAAGAGCCAGAACTTCCAGAAGTACCTGAGGTTCCACTAGATCCTGATGAACCTGATGTTCCTGAGGAGCCAGATGTTCCGCTTGTACCTGAGGAACCAGACGTGCCACTTGAACCTGTGGAACCTGCGCTACCAGAAGATCCGGAAGATCCTGTTGAACCTGAGCTGCCGCTAGATCCAGAAGTCCCCGTAGACCCACTTGATCCAGAGCTTCCAGAAGTACCTGAGGTTCCACTAGATCCTGATGAACCAGTCGAACCTGAGCTGCCGCTAGATCCGCTTGTTCCTGATGTACCAGATGTGCCACTAGAGCCATCAGCTCCGCTTGTTCTATAGTAAAATTGTCCAGTTACAGGGTCTACTACTACAAAAGTTGTTGAGCCAGAATTTAAAGATAAATCTTTTACGCTTAAAGAACCTGTTATAAGTACACTTCCAGTAAATTGATGTGTATCAGTTATACTATCCCCAAATATATTACTACCGCTGCTATAAACTACTGAAGATGTTACATATTGTACTACTAAAGTAGTTGCATATATGTTTCCTGGGGTTACTATATCTCCACTAACATTTAAAGATCCAGTAACAGATAAAGTATTATTGTTATATACTAAATTAGCAGACGCTGTTGCTGCATTTACAGAACCATTTGATAAAATTACTCTTCCCGGTCCCGGATCGTGTATGGTATCGAATCCTGTTCCAGAAGAACCAGCTGTACCGGAAGTACCAGTTGTTCCAGAAGAACCAGCTGTACCGGAAGTACCAGTTGTTCCAGAAGAACCAGCTGTACCGGAGGTGCCGCTTGTACCTGTTGTTCCGCTAGTTCCTGATGAACCAGTTGTTCCAGATGTACCACTAGTACCAGAAGACCCTGCTGTGCCTGATGTACCGCTAGATCCGTTAGCTCCAGAAGATCCTACGCCTCCTGATAAAGTGTATTGAAATTGCCCTGTAGAAGGATTTACTACTACAAAATAAGATGCACTAGAAGTTTGAGGCAAGTAACTGTTATATATGGCCCCTGATACATTTAAAGATCCGGTAATAGTTTGATCTCCTCTAAAAATATTAGACCCAGTAGTTGCTAAAGATGCAGACTTTGCAGAAAATATTGGATCGTTTTCTGGAAAAGATCCCGAAAATGAACCTGTAAAAGATCCTGAGAAAGATCCCGCAGTTACGGTATTTGTTACCGTTAAACTATTAAAATTAGCATTAGAACCATCTCTAGGTATCGGGATCCATGTAGCCATTTAAGCTTTTGATTTTTATTATAAACTTCCGTTAAATATAAATATCAAAAAGCCTAAAAAGACTCATTGCCAAGATCTATTACTGCATTGCTTCCTGTATCTGCAAACGTTCCTAGTCCTTGTATGAATATAGATCCGCTATATCCACTAGTAGACGCTACTACATGTTGAGAACCGCTTATTACTATAGCAGGTATAGAAGAGGTCTGGACAAATGTTGTTTGTCCAAAAACTGTCAATGATCCTGTCAATACAAAATTTCCTGATAGTTCTTTACTTATTTGCTTAGATCTAATTAATGCCATTTTATACAAATTTACCTACAGCTATTATCTCATCTTGAGTATCTAAAACATACCCTAAAGTACCTGTATCTATAGTCAAAACGGTATTAAGTCCTGACTCTACAAAAGAAATTATATGAGTTGAATCAACATATACTCCATTTACAAAAAACTTAAAATCAGAAACAGATGTAGCCGGTAAACCTGATCCTATTGGAGGCTGTTTAAAGGCTGTGTTTAAGAATGTAGCTGTGCTAGTTGTTGTAGAAGCTGCATCTGCTTTCTTTGTTTCTGATGTATTTAAATACAATAATATATCGGTAGTTGTTGTTGTGTTTGTTATATTTGTCACATTTACTCCTTCAGGTATGTAAGATGTCAATGCTTTCTTAGGTTTATTAGGCGCTTTAAACGTAACATTTTCTACATCTTGACTAGATGCTTCCATAGTGAATAAAACTTGCGCTTTAGACCTATATTTAAGCGCATTTGCAGCTAAGTGCTTGCCAATATTACTAGGAGTTAAGTATCCATTCATTGTTAGAGTGAACGTACTTACAAATCTTCTGTCAGACCCATCTGTAATTTCGTTAGTTATAGGAAAACTATCTACTCTAGCTTTAAAAAGAAATTTACCAGGCTCTCCCCAATAAGAATCAGCTCTAAAACTTATATCTTCAATTACTTTATTTATATCTTCGTAAAAAGAAGTGTAGATAGTACACGTGTAGGTCAAGGTATAGTAGTCAGGAACCACTACATTATAAAATTCTTTTACAGGAACTCTATTTGTAAGCACTGCAAAGTTATCATATTGGTTTTTTGTGGTATATTTTTTTTCATAAGTTTGAAATATATTTACAGTATTTCCGTCTAACTTATGACTTAAGTTTCTATTTCTCTCTAAATTATCTCTTCTTATAGTAATAATAGGCAGCATTATTCTACCTTCCTTATCTCTATAAACCCCATCTTTTTGTGCTGTTTTCCATCTTTCGGCATCAGCAAATATTACAGGGATGTTTTGTTTTGTCCCTTCATTTATAACATACGGTCTAATAACTTCCTGATAATAATACAATATAGCACTATCTATGTCTTCTAAACCTACAGATACATCTTTAAATTCTTCTCCCCTCATTGACACATCTTCCCCTCTTTTATACTCATGTATAGGAGGTTTTTGGACGTTGTCGTAGTTGGGAGTTATTAGACTGTTTAAAATCTCTGCCTCAGTCTTAGGTACATTTTTTATGACTCTTTTTTGTAAAGGCATATTATGTAGATTTTATAATATTTAACTTATTTACACCAGTAAGATGCGTCTTACATTTTATAGACCAAGACTCACCATACTTTTCTAAATCAGATTCAAGAGAGTATTCAGGATTTTTACCCATTACAAATTGATTTTCTATTACTAGATCAACTTCATAATAAGCCTCTTTCAAATATATTATATCCCCTACTTCCATAATTAAATTTATATCTATAAGATCCTCTCTCAAAAATCTAAATTCTGCCATTTGTCCTATTGACTTTCCGAAAGATTGGTCCTCTGATACCTGATCATCTATTGCGTAAAAACAAGCTATTAATATAGGCTGATCATACATTTTATTTTTAGACTCTCCGTATATGTTGTATTTAGTTTCTGATAAAGACAGTTTATAATACAGTATTTCCTCAGCGACTATTCTATTTACTACTTGTCTGCTGTGGTGTCTAAAAAATGATCTTGCTCTCGGTCCTCCGTAAAGTGCCATTAATCAGTTTTTACAAGGGTGTCTAATTTGGGAGATGCCGCAACTATGCCTGGAATATTATTTAGACCTTTTTCTTTATCAGACCTTACCATAGCATGCTTTATAAAATTTACATGCTTTCTAGGATCTTTATTAGTTATAAATTTAACTTCTACAGTACTGTATTCGTAGTCCTTTAGAGTTCTGTTTATTTTATCCAGTCTTTCGTCTCCTCTCAAATCTACAATAGTTACTGTAGGAATGCCTCTAACTCTTTCAACCGCCTGTACTCTATTTATTTTTCTTTTAAATTTTACAAAAAAAACACAAGAGTAGCTATAAAATGTTTTTTTTATAGACTCTTTTCTCTTAAATCTATAGTCACGATCTTCTAATATGATATCAATTAGTTTCACTATGCTATTATTATTGGCATTGGGAAATTTATAAAAGTCTCTCTCATCGTACTAGCTTCTTGAGATTTTTTCTCAAGTTGTTTTTGACGAGATGTGTCATCTAGTGTCCCTCTTAATTGTTCTACCAAAGCAGTTTTTTCTGCGTTTGCTTGATCAATTAATGTTTGTCCATTAATAGTAACTTCTGCTCCTGGAACAGGTATCTGGCTGTATACGCCTCGTATATTACCTAATGTTTCTTTTGTTACAGCTAGAGCATAATCAAATATCCATTTTTTAAATATGTCGTTTATTTGATTATAATTAATGTTATTATAAGGAACGTTACTTACGTTTGTTATCAATCCATTAGAAGGGTTTCTGTATACAGCACTCCTTTCTGATTTTTTAATGTATGTAAAAAACAATCTTTTATCAAAAGTAGGTATTGGGAATATTTTAAGCCTGTTATTTATAAGCTCAAAACTATAACCAGACTTTCTTATCTGATCATTAAACTCAATTGCTTGTATCTTTAAAACATCAAAGTATACAGGCATCAACATAAAGTTAATTCCAGGAGAAAATTGTCCAAATCCAAATGTCTCCATTAATGATTGAAGTCCTGTACCAGTTCCAGCATATGGATCAAAGTATCTTACTATCGCTGGAGGTGCTTCATAGAATATTCTTTTAATTTCTATGCTATCTCCAGGAGCTAATGATGCAGAAGCGCTAGCCCATGCGTTTAGATCGTAATGTTGTTTACCAGATATTAGGTCTATAGACCCAGAGTAGTAGTTTATATTACCTCCACTAGCAACTTCGCTACCATAATCAGCAGCTATTCTAAACATGTTATCAAAATTCGGTTGAATTAGAGTCGTGTTTAGTGCGCTACCTGTTGTATTTCCTTCTAGAGATAGGTAGTTCTCCCTTATTTTATACTCATATAGCTCCTTTCCATAAACAGCTACAGCATCTTCTAAAGAAGCATAGAAATTGATGTCTTGAAGTTCAATTTCCATAATTGGATAGCCTAATCTTCTAGCAGCAAACTTTACAAATTTTTGACCATCTACCTGAAATTCAGAATCGTTGTCAAAAAATCCAAAAGGGGTGTTTCCTGATACCGGAAGTAATGCTACATTAGCATCATAATATTGTATTTCTACTTGGCCAGCCATTATAATTCTTTATAAATATAAATATTACTAACTCCTGTATTGTTCAAATACAGAAAGCATAGGATCAACTATAGGATGTCTATGATTAGTTTGTAAGGTTATAATACTAAATCCCGGTATGTCTTTCATATGTTTACAAACAAAATCAAACCCTGAATCTTTTTTATTTCTTAAATCTATCTGGGCTGAGTCTCCACATATAATTATTTTAGAACCTAAACATAGTCTTCCCATTATTAATTCTAACTGATTTTCAGAACAGTTTTGTGCTTCGTCTATTATAACTATGCAGTTAGTAAAATTAAATCCTCTTAGAAATCCTACCGGGATTATTTCTATGAGTCCTTCTGTAACTATCTTTTCTATTTTTTCTTTACCGCATAATCTAAACATGTTGTCGTAAACAGGTGCAGTAAAGGGCGCCATTTTTTCTTCTTTGGTACCAGGTAGAAATCCTATCTGTTCTCCCGCTGTTATGGCTGGTCTTGCTATTATAATCTTCTCTACATCTTTTTTAAACAGCATATCTAAGGCTACTTGTGCAGCTAATAACGACTTACCGCTACCTGCTTTACCTCTTATTACTGCTATATCACTGTTTATTATTTTATCTTTGGCATTCTTTTGTTCCTCGTTTAAAGATATATTAAACTTTATAGGATTCTTTGGAACTCTCTTTGACTTAAAAACCTGATCGCTGTGATGATTAGATGACATAAACGCTTTTATATAAATATTTTAAAGTAAATAAAAAAGCCGGGACGAACCCGGCTTTCTTAATATTTAGATTCTCATTAGAATCCGCTGTTGAGGTCAGCAACTTCAACTTTACCGAAGAATTCGGAACGCAACATTTTCTTAGCGTACCTGGTCATAAGACCTTTTCTTGGTGTGAAAGTTTCTGGATCATACAACAATGGAGTCATGATCAATGGAATGTAAGGGGCAAATACCGCACCTGTTTCCAAGAACTGGCTACCTTTGTAAGCCAATAGGATGGTGTTCTCATTCATGTATGGGTTAACATACACTTTGTAACGGCTATTCAATTGACCAGCTTTGTGTGAACCCATTGCAAATTCTTCTTTGCTACCATCGGTATCAGCGGCATAGCCAGGGATAGATTCGATGATTGTTGCGATAGAAGGACCGCACATAAGTACGTTAGCTTGGCCACGCAAAGTCTTTTGGTGGATCTTACGAGCTACACCTTGGATCTTAGTACCAAGAGTGGCGAACCACTGACCTTGAGTGTTATAGTAACCACCAGAACCAGCTGCTTGTACGCTCCAAGTACCAGCTACCTTATTGTAGAAGGTGTTTGCAGCAGCAGACCAGTAGTCTGTAGTGTTAGCGTTTTGGATCAACATGTCGATGATTTCGAGGTCGATCTCAAGAGAGATATATTCTGACAGAGTAGAAGTTAACTCAGCTTCAGCATCAAGAGACTGGTATGCATTCAGGTCTTGGCTGAATTCCGGAGTCCACTTTGCTTTTAACTTTCTAGTTTTAGCAACTACAGCCTCAGAACGAAGTTCAACGTTGATCTCAGGGATAGCGTTAGAACCAGTCAAAGGAGATGATGCTGCATCTTCGAAGTCACCACGGCTGTTGTCAGCTGGTTGCTTCTGATAGAATACTACGCCAGAACCAGAACCCAAGTTCAATTGACCAGCAGAGCCAGATACAATGAAAGAAAGGGTATCGTTAGAAGCGTAAGAAGTAAATTCAGCAAACAAGTTGCTTTCGTTTACACCACTACCAGTTACGATGAAACCACGTACAGCGTTGATGTCGAGGTTAGTCAAAGAACCGCTAGCAGAAGTTACTGACAACTTACGAAGTCTACCAGCAGCAGCAGATGCACTGTAGATAGAGTTGAAGTTAACGTCAGCAGCAGATGCTGTTGTGATAGTGTAGTTTACAGATGCAGAGTAGTTGTTGATTGAGTAACCAAAACGACCTGCGCCGTAAAGACCACCAGAAGGATCAACATCTTTTACATTTGTAGTACCGTACATGCTGTCACCAGATGTGAAACGGTTTTGTTGAGCTGTACCAGGACGGTTGTTACCATACTTGAATTCTAAGAAGAATACAAGACCAGCAGGTAAAGTCATTGGTTGTACGCTAACGAACTCTTTAGAAGAGATTTCAGCGAAGATTTTACGAACCAATGGAAGAGCTACACCAGCCCATTGCTCGCCAGCACCTACGGTGAATGTTCCACCAGTACCAGTTTGTGATTGTTCTACGAGAAGCTGCTTAGCTTGGTTCTCAAGGATGATAGACATCCTTTCTCTACCATAGGCCTGGTTCTTAAGGTCGTTACCTTCAAGAAGACCCGTAGCTTCCCACTTCTTTACTAACCTTTGCGCCTCAGTCATCTGAGATGCGTACGGGTTAGAACTTTCGAGGAGAGATTGTACGTTCATTTTTTGTTTTTTTTATTTTGTTTTTTTATTTGATAATACCAGCGAGTTTCTGCCACCTAGATACTTGCGCATCAGCATCAGTAATCACGCCTTCATTTATAACACGCTTAGTTGAGGTACCGGCTGCCTTAGAAGCAAATCCCATAGACTCTTTAAGACCTACTTTAGTATTGTCGTTCTTAACGCTGAAAGCTTGATCTAAAGATTCATGTACAATTTTAGCTTCTTTAGTTGTGCTAGCTTTGTCAAATGCGCTAATAACTTTTAATTTTTGTTGTTCAGAAAGATTGTACTTACGTAAAATCTTATTTAAGTAAAGAAGTTTAGCGTTGATCAAGTTAGTTTCGTTAACTTTTTGAGCTAACTCAGCAGCTTGACGCTTGATTTCTTTAATTTCTTCTACTTCTGCACCTTTTTCTTCTGCTACACCTTTTGCATTACGAAGTGCGTTGGCAATTACTTGAGCATTACTCTGCATCTTTTGAATTACGTCGTCACCAATTCCTATTTTCTTCAAAATTGGAGTTAATAATGCCATTAAAACGCCTTTATCTTCACCCTCACCTACATAAGATTTGTCATCAGACTCCTCGTCTTTAGCTTCTTCCATTTCTTCTTCGAGATCACCTTCCATTTCAGCAAGAAGTGCAGCGATGTCGATTTCTTCGTCTACTGATTTTTCATTATCATCGTCTCCATTTTCTTCTTCAGAATCATCATCGTCAGAATGGCTTTTCTTACCTTCTTTTTGTGGCTCCATGTCATCATCACCCTCGTCTTCAACTTCCATTACTTCCTTCTTTTCATCATCGTCATCACTGTCATCACCTTTTTCACCTTTTTCAAGTTCAGCTATGATTTCATCAAGATCGAAAGCTTCGTCAGCGTCACCTTCTATGTCTCCTTCAGCTTCTTCTTCCATACCGTAGCCTTCATCATCACCTTCTTCTTTCTCCTGCTTTTTCTCTTCCATTTTTTCTTTATCAGGGTCCATTTCTTCGTCGTACTCTTCTTCAAGATCGTCAGCTTCTTCTGATAAACGAGCGGCAAGCATTGCCTTAACTTTAGAATCAAAAGCTTCGTTTAAACTAGCTTTTGCATTCTCAATAGCCATTTTTTTGATAGCATCCGCTTCTGCGATTGCTTCTTTGAGCAAATTTGTGTTCATTTTTCCTTAAATTTTTTTTTGGATTTACGCCTATTAAAGAGGTGTAATAGATTTCTTTTTATTCAACTCTTTATAAGAAAAAGAGTATTAGGCGAATATGTCTACAATAAATATATAAAAAAAGTAAAAAAAATATATTTTATATAAATTTTTTACTCTTAGCAATGACAAACCCCTGTATTATTACAGATAAGGTCTTTTATAATAGTATCTATATTCTGAAAAGATTGTGTCATTTCGTATCCTTCTTTCAAGGTTAAATTAGCCCCTTGTGTAGATTCAAAAGATACTAAATCAAATGTCAACAATTTAAAATCGTCATTAACTACTACAGTTCCATCGTGAGATTCTTGAACACTTCCCATACCTCTAGAGCTAATCCCTACTGGAATTCCTCTACGAAGTAGCCCTGCAGCGATTCTACCTGCTGGGAACTCATCTCCATCTAAAATCTCAATATCTCCCATAACATCATCTCCTTTCCAGTAAATGTTTACTATATTATGAGATACGTTTTTAAGGTTAACCACATTAGAATCGCTATGATCTAGCTCCCCTAAAGCACGGTTTTGCTTAACCATGTTGCTGTTATACTCTTCTATTTCTTTGCGCAGTACTCCTTCAGGATACACCCTACCATTCCTATTTTTAGCATTAGCCCTTTGTATGACTACATTCTTAATAATCATCTTCTCACCAGGCTTGTAAGCCTCAGTAAGCTTTATAGGACTTATATCTAACTTATAATATTCTGTAAGTACTTGCATGTTATATATAATTATCTATATTTGTTCATTTGTCTATCGGATATTACCTGTAGTGCTTGTAGTATTTTACTTTTAGGATCTATATCTTTTCTAGCTCCTTTTTCTGAGGCTTTTTGTATAAACTTTACTATTGTTTTTTCTACGTGACCTAAATTAGGATTTTTTTGTATTCCTTTAGACAATGTTCTATCTCTCATGTAATCACTAGCTAACTCTTCAGCATTTTTAAGCTGCTGGTCCATTGGGACATTGTCATCAAACATAGAGTCTATTTCTTTTTCGTCAGCCTCAGCCACTCTACCGCCTCTCATAGTCAATGTATTTGGTTCAAAAGGACGTGCCATTTGAGATCCTAATGGACTATCAGCCATATCATTTAAATCGTCAGGACGAGCTATTTCATAGCCTTTAGGGGCATATGAATTAAATATACTAACTCCTTCATCTCCTAATTCATGAACAAGTTTACTTACAATAGCGTGTTTTTCTGATCCGTTAGATCTTACATAAGGATCCTCACTATCTTGAAATCCCCATTCATATTTTTTCATGTATTCTTCAAGACGCTTTTTTTTTACTTCAGGACCTTGTACTCCAATGTACTGTCCTAGTTCTGATTCTTGAATAGCTTTTCTAATACGTGTACGGATGTATGCCTCTAGTTTAGAGTCTGCTTTTGGTTTCTTAAATGCATTGTCTACTATAGTTTTAAGAGGCTCTAAAACATCATTAACTTTGTTAACTTCGTTAGGTTTATTTATGTCTTTAATAAAGACTCCATTTGATGAACTACCATCAAAAATAACTTTTGACCCACCTTTTAAAGTTATAGTTAATTTTTTGTCTTTTAAAACAGCTTCTACAGCGTCTCCTGTAACCTGTGCCACTTTGTCGAAATCATTTGGATCTGATTCTATCACAAAAGAAACCTGTGTTTTTAACTTAGCTTCGTCTTCTTTGGAAAGTTCTTCTTTTACATTTTTTTCTGATACGTCACTTTTTCTAGTTAGATTTATTCCGTATTTAGGTAGATTTATTTTACTAACAGTAATATAATTAGTAGAACCCAAACTATTCTTAAGATCATCTGCTTCTTTTTCTGTAGGAAATCCTTTAATAACACGTTTATCAGCTTTATTTACTACAAAGTACAAAGCTGGTCCTCCTTTTTCTTTTTCTTTTTCTGATTTTACAGGTTCATTTAATGGAACGGGGCTGTTTACTTTTAAAACTCCTTTTACAGTATCGTATATTGTGTTTCCAGTGTCTTTAGATATGCCTCTTTTTTTCTCCATTTCAAAATCAAATGAAGGTTGTTTTTGAGCCCCGGCGTCTATTTTAAAATCAGGAACAAGTTTTTTAATCCTACTTAAAGGCATGATTAAATCTTCGCTTTTTTTGTCTCCTATTTTAAAATTAACGCTATACACTTTATCCCCAGGTTGCACCTTTCCTACTAATGCCGCTACGTCTTTTGGATTTGTAGGATCAAAATAAGAATCATCGGCTGTTCTAACTTTCTTTTCTCCTGAAAGGCTTCTATACCCTCTTAGTTTCTTTTCTGCATCTTGTGTTTTAGGTTCTTCCCCTTTAGTAGGTTTATTTTTTTTATACTCTTCTTCCGGTACTATAGACTCCACTCCACTTAATTTTGGAGTTCTTGAAAGTCTTTCAATATTCTCAGCTTGTCTTTTATCTAAAAACACTTTGTATATTCCAGGTGCATATTTAGACACTTTACCTGAATCATACCTTTTTGCTAGATCAAGTGCAGGTGCAGTAAAATTTCCTTCATCATCAGTAGCAAGAGTTACTGCGTAGTATTGTTTTTCCCTTTTTTGTATATCTTCAGATATTCTTTGGCTGCTTTTCATTTGTTTCATTTTATCGTACGCGTATTTAATTCTATTATATAAATCTGGATTTTCTGTAAAACCCTTTATATAATTTTTTATATCTTCTATTATCCTGTCTGTATCTTTTTCACTAACGCTGAGATCTAAAATAGATTTTAAAAAATCTATCATTTTATTATAATACTTTTTATGAGATAATTTTTTATCTTCTTCATCTCTGGTATCGTCTACAGAATCAGAGTAGTTTTGTATTATATTCCTTAGTGTAGATACATTATTTCGATCAGTTATAAAACTATCAACTTTGCCTTTTGTCTTACTGTCAGTTTTTTTTGTAGGAACAGCAGGTTTTTCTTTTTTCACATCAGCACTTGCCGATTTTTTTGGATCTTCGGTTGTACTATCGTCTTCACTCCCAGAATAATAGTATTTTTCAAAAGCACTATATAATTTCGGTCTTTCTAGTGCAGTTTCTAAACTACTAAGTACTGATTCTTCAAACTCCTCATCACCTTTTGATTGCGCTTTTACAAATTTCCTTATTTCATCAGAAAGATTTTTTCTAACCTCTTCTTCTTTTTTAGCAGCTCTTACTCTTTCTTCTTGTGAAGAATTTAAATTGTATTTAGTTGCAAAATTTACTATAAGACTCTTTATATACCTTTGTATTTCTTGCCTTAAAAAAAATTCAGCAATTTTTAATTTTGCCGGTCTTATATCAGTAGGATCTTTTCTTTTAAGTTTTTTAGCTCTTTCTATATCTTCTAAATAAGTTAAATAATCCAATAGAGACGTATTTCTAACCCCTATCCCTTTTTCATATACATCTTGAAGAGGTACCAACTCCAGTCTATGCTCTTCTGGTAATTTTTTGTTAGTTTCCTCTAATTGATCTTTTGATAAATAAATAAAATTTTTAGTTGCAAATTTTTTAACAACATCAGAACCTTTCGCTCCTCTTTTATATTCTTTAGTTGATGTATAATATATATCTTTGCTATGTTCAGGTTGATCACTAGGTACTATAGAAGCAGCTATTTTATAATTATTTTTCAAACTATCATATTCTGCCTTGGTCAGCTTTCTATATATTACATAGTAATGTCTTTTTTGATTGTCAACTATGTTTTTAAAAGCTATTTCATGTACCCTTCCTTCTGAAAAAGAAGACTTTGTGGAAGGGTAAGTGTCTATTGTCCTTAAAGGTACTTTTGAAGCAGACGCTGTTTTTAAAGATTTTATTTTATCTAAATCTTCTTTTAAACTATATAATATTTTATCACTAAAAGTCATTGTTATTATTTTTTAACAACTTTCTTTTTAGGTGCATTTTTCATCTGATTTTCCTTATCCTTAAAATTTTTCTTTTTGACTTCAATAGGAAGATCAGCACGATTTTTCTTTTTAGCTTTATACTCAATCATATCTAAACGAGTATAATAGTTTGGATCCTCAGCTAAATGATCTAAAGCAATTTCTTTAGCTTTATCTATATCATCAGTATGCTCAAGTTCATGTTTCCATCCTTTAGTAAATTCGTAATAGTTAACTTGATCAGGAGTTAGTTTATCACCTTTTCCTCCTTTAAGCTTTTGTTTCTTACCCTCAGTAAGAGACTCTTGCAATGATTTAAAAGCACTGAAAAAGTTATACCCTTGCTTTATTTCTGACTTTGATTCTGCGTCCCACAAGTGTCCTTTTCCTTTTAGTTTAGACACTGTGTCGTCATAAGACATTGTATTGGTAATAGAATCCTGATACATAGGATTTCTTCTTACATGCCATAAGAATTCAGATTTAGACATCTCTTCTTTTAACACTTTTTGATATAATTGCTGTGTTGTCATTTTATAATCCTTTTTTAAAAAGTCTTTTATATTCGGAAGCTAAGTCGATAGACTCAGCCCATTTTCCTATTTTTTTAGTTACAAGTATTCCTTTTTTTCTTTTAGCTTTTGTACCTCCAGCTCCACCAAAAGCATACTTCGTTGCTACTCCCTCACCGTCTCCAGGAGTAACATGTCCTTGATCTGCTGCAGGAGCTCCTCCCCCAGTAGTAGACATTTCTTTTACTTTATTTTTTGGTATTTTCGAGTTCTTTTTCAAGTTGATAAAAATATAATAAATTTTCTAACTCTAAATCAGATACTAATCTTCCAGAAGGTACAGTCCTTATTATGTTTATTACTTCGTCTAATTTAATCTTTCTTACAGGATCCGATATATTTTTAGACAAACTAGATAACTTTGTTTTTAGCCTGTCGTATTCTTCATTTACGTACTCCTTAAAAGATTCAGGAGTTGATATATCGCTTATGTACCTTTTTAAAAGTTTCTTTTGGCTTTCATTTAAATCAGCGTACTTCTCATTAAACTTCTGAATCATTAATTTGTACACAAGAGCCTTGGTACCTTTATCATAACTAGCAAATTCTGCTAATACAGGATCCACATCCTTAGTCTTATGGCTAACACAAATGTCTTCCATTATGGAAAACTTGTATTTAATCTCAGATTCTGGGTCTATTTTATCGCTTTGGTTTACTTCGAAAAGCATGTACACAGAAGCAAGAGTTTTATAATTTTCTATTTTAGTTTTAAAAAAATCTTCTAAATTATAATTTTCTTTTATCTGAGATATTAGCTCGTATTTTTGTCTTGCCAATACGTTTTTATTGATCTTTTTATGTGCTTGTAAAGCAGTATCAATTACTGTATTTGCCTTGGCTTCAGATAAGTTCTTGTTTGAAAGCAAAGCTTTGTATATACGGTACTCTTTGGCAATAAGAGTATCGTTGAAATTCTTTTTAAGAATATCCACAGCTTTAGACTCCTTATTATTGAGGGTATCAGTAGTTATCTGCCTGATTAACAGCTCAAAAAGCAGTCCCGTGTTTCGAAGTTTATTATGTTTAAGCTTCATTGTATATTGATCTTCTATAAATATTACTAAATATCTTCATTAAGTATGTTACTCTCGTCTAAAAGCTGAGATTCATCTCTTTTTTCTTCAAAAAGGACTATTTTCTTCTTTCTTTTAGTTTCCAACCCCTTTAAAGAGGTTTCTAACTGGAATGTGCTTATTTTATCCTTCCTAGTCTTGTCAAACGGAGTTTCAGGTTTCATACCCTTCGATCCTAAAGGATCTCTTCCAAAAGCAGACTTGTCTGTTTTGAATATAGAAGCTTTCTCTTTAGGTCTTCCAACAGGGTTTTTTTCCATTTCATCATATCCATCAGGCACATCAGAACTAGGCTTCTCATCATTACTAGAATAAACAGAAGCAAGGTCATGAGGAGTTCCGTAAGATTCTCCAGAAAGTGCTGGATCATTACCTTCGTTTTCTATTTGATTGTAGCGGAATGTTCTCTTGACATCTTCTACTATTAGATCTCTTTCTTGGTTGAGTTGGTCTTCAGACATTTGGAATATCTTATCCCCAATCCAATCACTAGAGAATATCTTTTTATCCATTATATCACCAGCAAGGGATACTTTTTCTTTCAGTAAAGCTATCTTCTCTTGTTCGTATATTATAGAAGGATTGTTTAATTCTAATGCAAAATTTAGTAAATCAGCATCTTCAAATCCTTGTACATATAAATGAATTATAGCTATTTTTTCTAGTTCACTGATTATAATTCTTTGTAATCTTTCTATCGTTCTACTAAACCTAACATCTAAAGCACTTATGGTAGACTTTCCATTGAGTTCATCAGAGTAGTTTAAGAATGATTTAGGAACCTTTAGGGAACCTAGCATGAGATCTCTAAGGAATTCCACGTCTTCTATACCAGCGTACTCTAATCCTTTAGTAGTATCTATTTTAGTAGTGTTGTCTCCAGGACGTACAGGAATATAAAAATCTTCCAACATGTTCTGTACGTTGAACTTCAGGTTATAATCCCCTGTCTGATTATCTACAAATGGAGTTTTTTTCATTCCATTAATAGTCTGTTGCACAAACGCATTAACTTCATTAGGAGGTATATTACCTACGTTGATGTAGAATACACGCTTCTCAGGAGCCCTCATAATCCTATGCAAAAGCATAGCATCCATCATGAGAGTATATTGCTTAAAATACTTCCTTGCAGGCTCTATGTAAGATCTACCAAATGGCAAATAATTAGTGTCTGTTAGTAATCTAAAATGCGCTATTTCAAAATTCTCAAAAGCCTCTTTATTTCTAGTAGATGTGTTCCCTCCAGCAACAGCTACAGGATCGTACACAAATCTAATGTATGATGGGTTGTTTGGGTCCTGTCCTTCTTCTCTTATCATATCATAAACAGACAGAGGACTAACATTATATACCCCGTATTTTTCAGCGATATCCAGCTTAAGAAAGAAATCTCCGTATTTACACATAGATCTAATCCACATAGGCAGATTAAATTCAATGTTTAACACTTGATAAAAAAGGTTGTATAAAATTTTTTGTATATTTTCATTACTACTTCTAATCTTGAGAACCTCATTAGTTTCTCCTTTTAGAGTAGCTTCTTCACATAGGATGTCTAAAACAGAAGATATAATACCATCTGTGTCCATAGCCTCATAATCTGCATACAACTGAAGTCTAAGTGTTTGATAGTTTAAGGTAGGGTTAAATTGCATCCTTTGGCCTGCCTTATGAAGCCTGGTAAATCTATCTACAAGAGAGTTGGTTTGTAATTGACCAAAAGACTGTATTCTTTCTACATCTGCCACCTTCAATTGCTTACCTCCAACATTGCGGATAACCACATCTGTTGAGAATAAACGTTTGAGCCTCGGAAATAAACTTTTGTCTACTGGCATTTATTTTTGAATTTACAGTTTAATATATATAAATATTGATTTTTATTGTATTAACCAAGTAATATCTTCCGGTCTTCCATTCACATTAATCTGATATGGGTTTTGGAATTGGTTTGGATTTTGTCCTTTGTTAGTGTTATACGTGCTTCCCCTTGATATATTATTTATCAATGCTTTTTGCAAATCTATCCCTCTAGATCTATACTCAACAGCACTATCTCTTAGATAAAGTCCTATGGCGTATGCCATAACACAATCATCATGATATCCTGTTTGAGCTATAGGTTTACCATTCTTCCATACAAAGGTAGACATTTCAGATGACAATCTTCTAGAATTTAAAGATATGCTATGATCTCTTACATATTGCTTAAATGATAGTAAAACTTCAGGTCTTGTTTTTGTAGAGGTCGTAAAACCTGGGGTCATTTTACTGGTATCGTAGTCGTAAATTTTGTTTATATACTGTGCTACGTTAGTGGTATCTCCTTTAGGGGAGTAGTATATATTATTATAATTAAGCTCCAAAACATCAGATATTGTTGCATGTCCTAAACCTGTGTTTTCTACTATTAATAAAGCTGAGTTATACTCTGTAGCCGTAGCAACTGCGAATTTAGAGAGGGACTTGGTGTCCATATCCCCTTTATACTCTGCTACTTGAGATCCAGTAAATACATCTATAACTTCAATAACTGATGCGTCTGATCCATCTCCCTTAGCAGTGTCTACAACCACCATGTACGACCTTTCTGGTACAGGATACTCCCATATCCAATAGTCTTTTTTAGGGCCTCTCATTTCAATAGCATCTTTAGTCCTCTGTAAAAAGTATTCTAGATCTTCTGATTCAAAATACGTATCTCCAGAAGATATAAAACTGCAATCGCACTCTTGAGCTGCCAACCTTTTCCCTAATTCTTTATCCTGATCCTCCCTCCATTTTTGATTTCTAGAAGGGTGAACATTCCAAGGCAATCTTACTGGTATAAAATTATTTTCTTCTGATTCGGCTCCTACCCATTGTTGGTGAAACCACTGTCCAACTCCATTTGGAGTTGATAAAACTATGGCTCTACCTCCTGTAGCAAGTGTTTGTTGAGCTGATCCCCAAAGATCTTCTGCATTTTCTATGAATGCAGCCTCATCTAATACAAGCACATTGGCTGTATAACCCCTGGCACTCTCAGAAGCTCCAGAAGCTGCTTTTATTTTAGATCCGTTTTCTAGTATTAAACTAAGTTTGTTGTCTTCTAAAGCCCCCACTTTTAACCAACTTGGAAGCTGTGCATAAGCAAATCTAACCTTATCTACAATATTTCTAGCTTTTTCTTGTGTGGGAGCTAATGCTAGTATAGATTGATCTTTTTTGAAGATCATTAACCATAAAGCATACGCAGCAGTTAAAGTAGTTATACCAAGCTGCCTAGACTTTAGAATAAGGGTTCTATCATGTTTGTTTAAAAGAAATAATAATTTTTCTTGAAATAGATAAGGGGTAAACAGCATCCTGCCTTCTGAAGTTTGTATATAAACAAACTTTTTTAGAAAGTATACAGGGTCAGCAGCGCACTTGAGATATTCATCACGAATTATCTCTTTAATTGATTTTTCACTGGACATATTACTTGACAATCAAAAAACCTATTGATATAACTAAAAGACCCATAATAGTCTTTTTTGCTAGTTTTTGTCTTTTTACTTGCTTCTCTAATTGTTTAATAGTAGACGTATATGCTACTTCTTTTTTATCTTGTAGATCTACTATACCTTTAAAAGCCTCAATTTGGCGGTCTTTGTAGGAAATTATAGAATCCTTGTAAATTTTTTGATTACTTAGAGTATCTATGTTTTCTAATAGAATAGACCTCTCTTGCTTAAGAGCGTCTGAATGTATTAAATCTTTTATTACTTTTTTAGCTACAACTTTATGTAGCTTTAAAGTATCACTGTTGGGTACTGGCTGAGTCTTTATAACGGTTTGAGAAGAAGCGCTCAAGCTCGTCAATATCGTAGCTATCAACAGAAAGTAAATGTACTTCATATTCTTTGTATATTTTTTTGATTTTACTTTGGTTCTCTTCTAATTGCATTTCTGCTCTGTGTACTTTATCCACAAAAATATCTACCTGCTCTCTATAAGCATTTATAGAATCTTCCTTAAGTTGTATTTGGTCGTTTAGCTCTTTTACAATTTGTTTATACTCTAATTCTTTTTTTACACTAGATCTATAAAAAATTATAGCGGCTCCTACAAATACAAAAATAACTAATATAAGAGTCTTTTTCATATTATTTAATTGAATCTTCCCAAAATCTAAATAAAATATTACCTCTAAGATAAGCATCTTTTTCCATTTCTAACAAATGTTTATCTTTTTGTGTGTATCTAGGATCTGATAAGGATTGCAGGTTTGATAAATTAAACTTACCAGCTAAGTTTTGATTATGGTGTATTAACTCATGGGAGTAGCTTCTTAAAACATCTTTTATATGCCTTCCTGCTACAAATAGAGTTACAGACTTTTCTCCTGGATTATAATATGCAGTTTTACCAAAAGGATCCATAGCATATTCTTGACTGTTAGATATAACTACAGTAGGGTAAGGCATTATTTGAACTCCGGAATTTTGAATCCACTCAGCTAAATTAAGCAAATATGGGACAATATTATGCCCAGAAACCATTACCTGTTGATTAATATTTTGGTATTTCGTTAAGTCCATTATGCTTCTGGTTCTGGTGTTTCCTCTTCTTCTGGAGGAGGCGGTGCTTCTTCTCCTCCCTCTGCTCCTCCCTCTGCGGGAGCTGGTTCTTCATCTGGCTCTGGTTCTTTTGTTATAGCATTGGTTTTTAATAATATGTTTATTTGATCCAAAGCTTGTTCAAACTCGGACCTGTTAACAATATCGTACTTTTTTCCGTTTGCAATAACTTGAAAAAGATCAGATTCGGCAAAATCTTCAGGATATTTTAATTCTAGAGGGCTAGGATTATATTTCAAATCAAAAAAGTTTCCATTAGGAAACAGTACTCTAAAAGTAGTTGGTTTGTATGATATACATCTTATATCCGATATAATTTCCCTAAGCTGTCCTATTGACTTTTCGTTCTTTTTATTTTGAGTAGTCAATAATTTTATTAAAGTTCTAGTAATCTTTGGGGATTTAGACATTATTTTCTCCAAATTAGACTCGTTTTCAATTGGAGTTATTTCTGTCTCTTCCCACAGTTTATTCCTAAATATTTCGTAAAATCTTAGTTTCATTATATATAAATATCTAATCTTCTTTAGATTTGGTTTTTTTAGGTTCTGCTCCTTTTCTAGGTTCCCACCAGTTAGTACAATACTCATTTGGATCATAAGGAATTGAATCAGTTCCAGCCCATTTTTGATAGTACTCACTAATACAGTGGTATTCTTCAGATTTATCTTTATGAACCCACCATTTACAGTTTGCACAGCAAGATCCTCCGTAAGGAACTTTTAGCCCTGCTTTATGGTTTTCTGGGACTTCATAAGGCCCTCCTCCGTATTCTTCTAGTAATTTTAAAAACTTTATCATACTTTTAAATAATTGTTTAATACTCCGCCTATTGCTGACATTTCTAGCTCTAAATCGACAAGTTGTTTATCAGTTAATTCTTTCTTTCTATTAGAATAATCTACTCCTACAATCCCAACAAACTCATCTTTTATAGTATATAAAGGAAAAAGGTAGGTACTTTTAACATTAGCTCCTGGGATTACGGAAGTAAATCCTTCAAACTGTTTATTCTCTATTGATGTGTCTGGTATAGATATTACTTTACCTTTATGTAAAGTGTTTATGGATTTGCTAAATAGACTTACCGGAATATTTTGAAATTGATGCTGACAAGGAAATACTCCTGTGGATAGAAGTTCGTAAACTAAACTAAACTTTTGAATTGATTTTCCCGTGGGATAAAAATTACCTCCATTGTGAAACTGAGCTAACCACACCCTATCTGCGTGTGACTGTTCTTTTACAGTCTCTAACTTAACGTTTATAGTCTGATTAACAGCTATAGACTCCGATAGAGGATCTTTTTTCTTAGGAGAAGCCCACAACTTAACGTAGTGAACTGCTATGGGGCCTATTATAGAAGTCGTGACAGCGGTTATTATAGCCACTATTAGTTCGTTATTCATTTTTTTGTATATATTATTACAAACTTTTTTTCATTTGAGTTAAACATAAATAAAGTTTTATTACGATCTATCTTATTAACTCTAATAAATTCCATCATTGTTAATCTAGCTGCGGATTCAGTTTCCGCTGCTCCTAATTCTATTTTAATATCATTTTCGCTAGCATTATCGAAATTCTTATATTTTACTTTGTCAAGAAAATCAATATTATATCCCTCTTTTTCAAATCCTTTAACTACTTTTTCAATAATGCTTTTTGCAGCTACTTGAGATATAGATGTTGGTGTTGATGCTTTAGAAGCATCTGGTGTTCCTAAGAGACTGATTAAAGAAATACCAGCAGCAGCTAGCCCCTGTTTTAAATTCATTTCATCTAAACTTTCTGTCTTTTTATCCTTTGTTCTTGATTTAAAAGAAACTTTTGCTTTATTTGTATTTGAAACAAACTGCTTTCCTTTTTTGGATGCTGCTACTTTCTTTTTAGAGGTAGCTGCTCTTTCTTCTTTAGACAGACTTTTTGCTTTAGCTAAAGGTAGACATCTTGTAGTAGGTTTACCTTTTTTCATAGTTCCACATTTACCTGCTATGTTGCCTTCAGTATCTATTCTAACCCACTTTTCTCTTTTAAACCAACTATGTAAACTGCCTTCTTCTAACTCTTCTACTTCTTCTTTTTTTACTTTTTTCTTTTTTTTTCCTATCCCTCCCTTACAAACCTGTACAGCTCTTCCCATTAAGTAGGCTGAATGTTTTTCCCCAGCAGCTTTTCTACGTTCTGCGTAGGCTTTTCCTTTTGGACAAAGCTTTTCATACAACAGTTCAGTATTCTCCTCTTGCCCACAACTTTCACAGTTCATGGCCTCCAGCTCTTCTAAAAGCATTTTTTTTAATATATCCAAAAGCTTCATTACTCAGCAGATTTAATAGCTTGAGATACCGCAGCAGCGTAGTCTTTACCTGTTAAATTCTCCTTTCCCCCTTTCTCTTTTTTCATTGCTTTTATTATCTCTTCTTTCTTCCTTTTTTCAGGCTTAGTCATTTTTTTTTCATCTACAGGCTGTATCATTTCTGACTCATCCTCGTCTTCTTCTTCCTCTTCATCATGCCCTCCTAACTCATGGAATCCTTGAGCTGCTTGATCTATAAAGTTTTCTGCATTAGATATGTGGTCTTGAATCCATCCTGGTAGGTTCCTCTCATCATCTCCTAATCTATCCATTAATTCTACGCAAGATTGAATGATAGATTTTAAACTATTGTGAGCCATCGATACTTCATGGTCCATACCATCAGATCCTTCTTTAACTCTTTTAATATTCTTCCACATTGCTGCGGCTGCTACTTTCTTTCCTTTCTCTTCAGATCCGTACTGCTTAGCAGCTTTTGCAGCTATTTTTTCAAAGCCTTTACCTTTTTTGCCTATGTCTCCACCTGCTTTTGCTTTCTTTGCAACATCAGATTTTTGCTTTTTTGTAAGTCCGGCAGAAGGTTTTTCTTTTTTTGCCTCTAATATAGCCTCTTTAAAAATTTGGGAGAGATTCATTTTTATATAATTTATAGATATAAATATTTAATTTTCCAGTCTTTCTTTCATTTCTTTAAGACCTTCTTTCCATTTATCAACAAGTTTATCTTTGTCCAGACCTCCTTCCCACTCTTCCACATCTCCTTGTTCCGTAACATATGTTTCTTTTATGCTAGTTTTTGCAAACTCTTCTATAAACTGTTCTGCCTCTTCTATATGGGTTATAATGTTTTTAGTAACCATATTTCTAGCATACTCTTCGTACTTTCCCTCCATTTTTAACTGTGTTTCCATGCTAATTACGCAGTTAAAACACATCCCATGTAAAGGGTACATTTTCTTATCTAGAGGGTTTTTAGTAGGCTGAGAACACTTTGGACATAATAAAGGTATTCTAGTTAGTTTTTTTATCCTATCTAACTTTGTTACTGTTTGTTTTATACCATCTTTTATAGTCCAAGTCTTATCTCCCTCTTCCCAAACATCCCCTTCTAAATGATCTTCCGTTTGTTTTTCGTAACCTACTTGTACTCCGGTAGCATCTCCATATTTTTTGGTAATGATGTTTCTCAGCCTTTGTACGTCTCTTTCTCTAAATTCTTTCTTTAACTTTGTGTCTGACATAACTATATGTTTTTATTTTATCATCTCATACGAGTTGTAATCTCCTTTTGTACTCTTTCCTATTACTCTAGCTTTACCTTTTCTTACTAAACTGTCCCAAAATCTAACACCGTCAGATGTTAGCAAATTGTCAGACTTAAGTGTTCTTCTTATATTTTTATACACATCGTCATTGACTGCGGTGTATAGCATGTTAGCATATCCTTTACCTCTAATTAAAGGATGTGTTTCGGAACCGTAAACTTGTCCTGTTTTATTATAAACAGTAACTCCAGCTATTATTTTGTTATTTGCTATAAGTAGGTAGTATGTTAAATTACCTGGGAAATCTCCTTTACCTATCTTCATATCAACATCCTTATTTGCATTAAGATCTGCAACTACATCTTTTATGTCATAATCCTCAAATCCATCAAACTTTGATATATCACCAGTATATTTTTCTATAGGCAATGCCATTTCAAGTAATATATCTAAAAGTTTAATCACAGTTTTTTTACTCTTATTTTTAAATCTCCTGTTCCTTTTATTGTTCTATGCCACTGTCCCATTGGTATGTGTATTTGCCCCTCTATTTTTATAGGAAGCTCATTCTCCCTTTGAAACATCCAATCAGTAGGTTCTATAGGTTCTACTATTCTATCTTCACGATCTCTATGCCAAACCATCTCTCCAGACTCTACATCACTTTTAAAAACCCTTTCATACCAACCTTCATTATAATTTTCCGTATACGGCTTACTCATATTCTACCAATATCCTGTAAAACTAGATTTTAATCCAAGCATAGACGCATATCTAGGAAGTCTACAAGCCCAATATCCTGCACTTGTTCTATCTTTATTCTGTGCACATTTATGTCTAGCTGCAAAAGATTTACGTGCCTTAGGATCATTTATTTTTGCTTTTAAACCGCTTGTATCACCAAAAGAAACTTTCTTAATACCTCCACCTGGTTTACGTACATAAACGTAGAACTTCTTTGATCCTCCACGCTTAGGTTTATTTAATGCAGGTTGTTTTTTCTTTGCTTTTGCTTCCATTAATTGCTCTTCACTCATAGGAAAATCAAGAGGCACTTTAATACCATTGTAGTATCCGAATTCTCCAAGATCGGTATTTTTTATAAGTTTCTCTTCTTCTTCTGTAAGTAGGAGTTCTCCTTTTTTGTATAGTTCTCTAGCTTCTTTAAAAAGCTCAAAATACTTCTTAGAGAATGGGCGGTATACGTTTTCGGTAAGAAGCTTTTGATTATCTATATGATATTGTAGACCTTCTGATATTGGTTTGCTATCGCAGTTACAGTCAGAAACTTCTTTTAAGAAATCTGTGAATTTCATTATTGTAAATTTACAAGTTTATACTTAGTAGTTTGAATTAAAGTTTCAATCTCATCATACTGATTCTGTAAGTACGTATCTTGAGGTAGAGAAGGTTTAATAGCAGTCATAAACCTGCACAAACCATCAAAGTACATAGCATGTGCTCCATCTTCTCTCAAAGTACCTGCCATTTTATATCCGTATAAGATACCATACTTACCTTGGTATGATTCTACAAGTCCGTCTATTAAAGGTATAATACCTTCGTAATATGCCTGTAGAGCTAAATGAGCTTGTCCAGAACCTAATCCCTTAGTTTGCCAATGGTAAATTTGAGCTTGATTTCTACTCTGTAACAGAGTTCCAATTAATAGTGATAAATTATTCATGAGAATCTAATTCATTGGTCATTGGATTAAATACACTCTTCCAAAAACCATCGTTAAACATTTCTTTATATTGTTCCGAATAGCTTTTTAATAATGGAGATTTATCCACTAAAGGTTCGTCATGCACCTTTTCGTTTATTATAGACAAATACTCGCTAATTTGTTCATTGCTAAAGTCACCTGGTAGTTCTTCCTTTGCCGCCTCTATATCATTATTCTGTGCGGCTTGTTGTAATGCAGCAGATGATTTGTAAAATTGAGAAGGAAGGAGCTGCATTCCGTAATTCGGAAATTTGCTAAACTTTTTTTGCAATTTTTTATTTCTAGAAGACTCCTCGTCTAATGCAATATACGCAGGCTTATCGGGTTTAACCTCAAAAAGAGAATAGACCTCGCTTAAAGGCCCGTTCTCTTTTGATTTTATTATTGTTGCTTGTGGTGAAAAGCTTGATTTTATAAGCATCTCCCACATCCTAGCTTTCTGATCTTGACTTATAGGTCCGTTAGTTTTACCTATAACTACATTAACATGACTGACCTCTGGCCTGTTTAAAAGCCAATATAATGCATTAAGATGCATTTTAGTCGGAGGTGCAAACTCTCCCGGATAATAACAAGGGTGCTGTTGTTCCATAAATATTCGATACTCATATAAATATCAAATTTAACCATTAATCATTGTCTGTTTAAAAGTAGATGTAGAACTCTTTACTGGAGGGTATAATTCTACATTTTCATGGAACTCTGACGTGTCTGGGTCCATTATGTTCATTACCACTGATTCCTTAAGGCCTTTTAAAAAAGATTCCCTTTCTTTCATTTTTGCTTTAAGCAACTCAATGTCCTTATTCATTCTATTCCAAACAGGATCTCCACAAGACTCATAGTCAAATTTTGTAGCCGCTTCAAATAGTTCAAACTTTACGCCGTGCTTAGAAACGTAAGTTTTTCCGTCATCTGCATTTCTTCCTATCTCTTCTCTTACTAGATCTACAAAAGTATTTTTACCATTGTCATCAGTTAGTTCTTTTAGCTGCTTTCCTGTCTCCTCTACAAACTTAAGCATTATAGCAACGTCAGTCGCTGACATGTGCCCTTCCATTAGAGCCACGTAAATACTCATAGCGGCTTTTGCCACCCCTTTTTTAGTTAAATCGGGAGTTTGGTACTGAGTTTCATCTAGTTTAATTAGAAAGTTTGATGTTGTTTCTGTCATAACGATAGTTTATATTTTAACAATTTATCTTGTGTAAGAGGCTCTACTTTTTGAACTAAGGATAAAAAAGCTTGAAATCCCATCTCAGAAGGATCTTTGTCCTCCATTTCTACTAAAAAAACTTTCTTTCCCAAAGACGTCAAAGTCCCACAATGTTTTAATGCCATTTTTATAGCATCTCTATCCAAAGCTATGTAAACCTTTTTAATTCTCGATTCGACTAGTTTTTTCATTAGTTTGGGAGTTATTGATTTCCCTAATAGGGGTATGGCATTTCTTTTTATAGCTAACATATCAAACCCGCCTTCACACAGTACTACTGGTATATCCCAGTTTATATACATCTCAAAAGGTATTATATCTCTAGATGCTTGTGGATATTTGTACTTTAACCTAGTCTCTGGATCAAAAGACCTTCCTACAAAGAAATTTATCTTGCCGAAAGCGTCAAAAGAAGGCATTATTATCCTCTCTGCATACTTACCGTCCTCACAATACCCAATCTGGTATTTTATAATGTCTTCCTCTGTTATTCCTCTTTTTTTGAGGTATAACATAGCATGTTTTGCAAGTATATCGTGGGGTTTTGCATCTAATAAGAACTTGTACTCTACAGGTAGGACTCCATCAAACTCTTCTGTATCTTCATCATCTCTATCACTTTTTACGACTATAGAAGAAAGTTTCTTCAGAATATCAGAAGTAACTCCTGTCTTTCTAAATAAAGATCTAATAGTTCTTCCTTTATTACCGCATACCCAACAGGCCCATCTGTTATTACCTTCGGAGTCTGTTACGATATCTACTTCTAATTTTTTCTTGTGAGTTCCATGAGATGGACAATCCGGAAATGGACAGTGATACTTCCTATTTGTTTTGGAAGCTTTTTCACCATACCCTAAAACTTGGTCTATTAGACCAGAAAGAATTGTCTCCATGAATCAAAGTTAGGGACTAAATATCTTTTCTCCAAAACTTACCTAACACGTTATCCACATAGCAGTTATCAGATTCTAAACATCCTTCTAAAATCTGATATCTAATTTCTTGGTAAGTCATTTGCTTTTTGTGTGTACACAAATGCAATATCTCTCTTTTAAACACATCTTTACCCTGTCCCTTCATATCGGCTTTAAGATTTGTATTAGACCCGTAATAAGTCTTCCAATCGCTCTCAGACACTACCTTCTTTTTGGTAGGCTTCTTACCCTTTCCAGTATGTTCGGATAACTCTTTTTTAGTGAGGGCTTTTGTTCTTTCTGAGTATAGATTCTTGCGCCCTACGTAAAATTTACCGTCTGAAGTTCTTGTTATCTTGTAAATAAAACCGTAAGTATTTTCTGGAAATTCTGATATATCATTTATAACTTGATCTTTGTATAACCACATATTATATGTCCATTCTAATTAAAAAATTAGTATCTGTATCTGGGGATATGGGGATTGGCTGTGCAAACTTGGCTACCATCAAAAGATCGTTAGTATCATTGTAAAACCCTACCATTGTTGCGTAAGGGGTGAAATCAGACCCGCTAGCAAACCCGAGCATCGTTTCTTTACTTCCAGAAACCATTATGCTAGGATTGTAACTATATCCCATTTCATGATCCTTAATAGTGCATTTTATGGACCTTTCCATTATTAAATGGCTATTCTTAAAAGTCAATGTAAAATCTTGATAAGCTGGCATATTCTACTTTTTTAACAAACTCCGGTATCAGAACATATATACCAAGTGTATATTAAACCTCCTCCAATTACAGGATTACCGTCTACTGCTGTTATGGTAGCACTAAATCTACCATTTGAGAAGTTGGATCCTACATTTTTAGTGGTATATACTAAAAGTATATCTTTATAACCTGCTGCAGGTATTGTTATATTAGCAGTATCTGAATTAGTTAGATAATAAGGGAGACTTCCTACGCCTATTGTAGCACTTACATCGGCTATTAATGTTCCAGTGGCTGGGGCTACTGCTGGTAATGTTGTTTCATATAGGCCTCCGTATAAGCATACAGAAGTTCCACTAGTTGTGCTATTAACAAACTGGAATCCGTTTAAGCTTAATTCAATAACAGATCCGACAGGGCCAGTTAACCTTGCCCAAGCCTTTCCTCCTTGTCCACAAATATTACTATATCCTGTATAACTAGGATCAAATTCTACAGATATCGGAGTGGCCGTTGGCGTAGGCGTAGGCGTAAATGTAGGTCCAGGAGTTGGTGTAGGAGTAGGAGTAGAAACAGCTAATGCTATATTTAAACTATTGGTGCAGAGTCCTGTAGACTGTACACTTATAACTGTAGAAGTTACATCAGTATTTACGTCATATCCAGCTAAAAGTTGAGCCCTACTAACCCCACTAGCAATAACTCCTAAGACATCGTCAGATATCAAAAAAGGCCCGGCGTCTGTTCCTATACTAGATAAAGTAACTGTTGCTAGTCTTGTTGGCATATTATCCCTCCCATATTTGAATACTTACTAAATCAGTAGTAGTTATATCTACTGTAATATAGAAGTCTACTACGTCTCCTAAATTAAAATTATAAGACTGGTATGAACTTCCATTTAAATACAAGACAACACTTCCTGCATCTAAAGCAGTGTTGCTTGTGGCTGTTTTTCTGATTCTGTATATTACAGTGTTTGAAGCGCCTCCTGCTAAAATATAAGAATCATTTTTACCATAAGCAGTTGTTCCTGGTGAAGTTATGCTTATATTGTCTATAGTGCCTCCAGGGGTGCTATTTGAAACCTCAAACACACTAGAAGGCGATATTCCATCCATCACAAGCTGCGCTCTGTGTATAACTAAAGCTCCTGTTGGTGTAGGAGTAGGAGTCGCAGTCAATGTAGGCGTTGGAGTAGGTGTCAAAGTTATAGTCGGTGTAGGAGTAGGTGTAGAAGTTGCAAAAGTTACAGACCCTCCAAATAAAGTACAATTCAATACGAAAGTAGGAGTTGGTGTAGGAGTAACAGTTGGCACAGGAGTTGGTGTAGGAGTTGGAGTTGCTAAATAGTATACTTCAGAGTTCTGGCAATCAGAGTCTGTATTAACTACTATTATAGTAGTTGGACTGCCTGCTATAGTTACAGGATACCCTCCCAGCAAAGAAGATCTACTCACATTACTGTCAACTAAGGTTCCTACGGATACAGTATCGTAATAAATGTTAAAAGGACCTGCTGCGTCTCCTGATATAGTAACTATAAAATCCATATTATATAAATATGATTTTGTTCACTTTTGACAAAGCCGATGCTATTACTTGGTGCATATCATAGTACTTATAGTCTGCTAACCTTCCTCCAAAGATATACTTTTCTTCTTTTTCCATTAATTCTTTGTATTTGGAGTACTTTTTATTATTATCTGTGTCATTTATGGGATAGTAAGGTTCTCCAAAATTTTCTGGATATTCCATGGAGATGATGGTATTTTTTTGTTTTCCAAACTCAAAATGCTTGTGTTCAGTTATTCTGGTAAAATAAACCTCTTCATCTGTATAGTTCATTCCTGCTACCCCTTGATAATCAGGCATATTTAAATTGTAAGTTTCAAATCTTAAACTCCTATAATCTAATTTTCCAAACTTATATCCATAAAAAGCATCTACAGGGCCTGTATAAATAGTTTTACGGGCTATTGAATCAAAGTATTCTTTTTGTTCAAAATAATCACAATTTAGCTTTACTTCTACGCCATATAAGAGTTTTTCAAATATGCCAGTATACCCTCCAATTGGTATCCCTGAGTAAGTATCTTCATAATAATTATCCTCAAAAGACAGCCTTATAGGAAGCCTTTTTATTATACTTGTAGGGAGATCTTTAGGATCTTTGTTCCATTGTTTCTTTGTATACCCCTTTATAAAAATATTATAGATCTCAGGACCTACCTGAGATAGGATCCACTCTTCTAGGTTTTTGGGGCTGTTGTTAGGTATTTTAACATCCTCTAATTTTCTAAAGGCTTCGTCTGGCGTTGTTACTCCATACAATTGGTACAGCGTCATTAAATTAATTGGAAAAGAGTATATCTTTCCTTTGTAGTTAACTTTAGGTCTGTATTTAAAATCATTAAACTCAGCGTAGTTATTTACGTAGTCCCATACTTTTTTATCCGATGTATGAAATATGTGTGGGCCATATTTGTGCACATTTATATCGTCTACGTTCTCAGTGTAGCAGTTTCCACCAATATGAGACCTTTTTTCTACCACTAAACACTTATACCCGTTATCGGACAATTCTCTGGCGCATACAGCTCCAAAAAGTCCTGAGCCTACAATTAAGTAATCGTACATATTATTTTTTAAAAACCATTATTGTATTTTTGAACCACCACCATTGTGGGACTTGTCTTAAAACAGATTCTACTTCTTTTTCTCTATGAAACCCGTAATTTAAAAATAAAGATTCTATATACTCGTTTGGACGCTCATTGTAATGTCCATACCCTCCTTGTCCAATTGTAGCCCAAGAAAGTATTACAAGATTTTTAGAATGCTTTACTATGTTTTCTATAAAAATAGATTCATACTCTTCGGGAATATGTTCTCCTACTTCCAAAGATAGTACACAATCGTAAGTTTTGCCTAGATCTACAGGAACTGATAAGTCCAAAATTCCACAAAGGTTATTGGATATTTCTGGTGTATTAGGGTTTCCATCATAACAATCACAAGTAAATCCGTCTTGTATAAACCTCTCTGCGTACTGTCCTGGTCCACATCCTAGATCTAATATAGAATCTACCCCATAAGATTTCAGATATTTAGATATCTCTTCATTTAAAGGCTGATCATACTTATGGTTATGAGTTCCGTTGTCTTCCCAAAATCCTCTTTCATTTATCATATTGGAAATATTTGTCCTTCTTTATATTTTGTTGGCAACGCCATCCAACTTTCACATATAACATCCTCTGTATCTTGAGGCCCCCCAGGTCCACACCAAGTTCTTGGAGCCACTACCACTTTAGAGTCTTCATTGCAAAGATAAGCTCCCCACCAAGAAAAAGAAGAATTAGATAAAATAAAATTATGGCACATTGAAATAGTCCAAAGAGCTTTCCAAGTAGAAACGTCTATAAATTTCATTTTTGGAAGTTTTATATTTTCTCTGCACCAATCCAAATCATCACTTATTATAAAGTAAACATCAGTGTTTTTTATCTGATTGGCTGCTTCATTTATAAAGTCTGTAGTAATTACAGGATGGGTATGTAAATTTAAAAGATAATCCCCTCTCCTAACATTTATACAAGTAACTACCTCATTTAATAATTCTGGGTGGTCCTTTTGGGTTTGTTCTATGAACTCTTCTGTTGGGGAAAATAAAAATTTTATAAAGCTGGAAATATTAATAAAATTTTTTTCGCTCTGATAATACCCTTCGTATATTGTTACCCCTTCGTCATAAGGTTTAACTGGTTCATATTGGTATGGGGCGGATATTGTCCTTCCTTGGGGCAGCACATTTAGCTTAAAATCAAGTTTTCTATAGACATTATCCTTATAATGATTAAGATCGAATACTTGATCTTTAGAAAATAAAAAAGGTTTGTTGTATTGTATTGACTGGGCTATGCAGTTGGATATCATAAACATTTGATTTCCTAATCTGCCTACCATTTTAGAAGTAAGAAAATTTCTATTCGAAATCATTTTCGTTGTGCTTTATTACTCTTTTATAACTCTCTAAAAATAAATCTACTCCTACACTTTTTCCCCAAGCATCCAAATCACTAACACCTTCTCTCTGTGCCACAGCTATAGGACTAACTAAGTATTTGTTTATATAATGCCTCTGTCCTAACCAACCATCTATTGCAGAATCTCTAAAAGGCGTGTAATCATCTATTATTGTTTTTATAACGCTTCTTTTGTATCCTATAGCGTGTGTTGTAAGTATAGTTGGAGCTTTATACAAGGTAGTTGACACTCTAAACATTTCATGTATAGGATGTCCTCCAAAATAAATCATATCCCAGTCTGAGAAGTTAGATATTTCATCTAAGGCTTTTTCTGATAAGTCTACTCCTTTTGTTTTTCCTCCATCATAAAAATAAGCATCATCTTCAAATATAACAACATTTTCATATCCTTCTTCATATATTTTAGTAAAAAGTTTGTGATATGTTAAAGAGCAATAACAATGTTTTTTTATAGGATCTGGCTCTTTTATTGAATCCTCGGCGGATACCCTCTCGAAAAAACCTCCTAATCCTACTCTACTCATCTCATTTTCAAAAAAGACTTTTCTATCTTCTCTTCTGTCTAAGTTTATGTAGTATCCTTTTTGAAAAAAATCTTTTATTTTCATCTCAATATATGGATATAATCTTCTATATTAAATGTTTCCCCTAATAATTCTTTACACTTTTTTATAAAATATACTCTTTTATCTGGTATTCTTATTTGATAATTATGGAAAGTCCCGCTTTCAAACTCTGTTCCATTTCCAAGAGAGAATTTTGGATACCCAAAACTCCCATCATATTTCCAGGTTAGATCAGAGTAGCATTTGGTAGGGTATGCTAGTATTATTTTTTTACCTTGTTTTTCATTTTCCCTAGTAAACATTTCGGCTACGTCAACTTCTGTTAGGTATCCTTCAGGATTTGGATAGTGTGTAAATTTAAAATTTTTACACGTAGACTCTTCCCAAAATTTTTTAGTAAAATTTAAAAAGTTAGGAGCCGCAAATGGTGGAGTTTTGTGGGGATTTATATCAAAAACATTAGAAGCCTGTACGTTACCATACAAAGTGCCATTATCCTTAATAATATCAATAGCTTTGATAATACAATCATTAGAAATTGGTATACAGTCTATATCAAATAAAGTTATAGAATCCCAATCGTTATTTGAGCTAAGATATTCTTCTATTGCACATGCATGTCTATCGGCATTTAAATCATCCTTAAAAGGGATTTGACATACGTCTATTTTGAAAAAATCAAAAACTCTTTTTTGAAGAGTTATAATTTCTTTTGGCAGATCATTACCATAAAAACTAACTACTTTATGATTCATTTTTTACAAGGTTATTTATAAAACCAATCCACATATTTCCAACTTTGCTAACGTTAAAATTAGAAACAATATAATCTTTACCTTTATTTCTTATTTCTTCCTTTATAGAAGGGTTTTCTTCTAGAAATTTTATTTTACTTACTATGTTATCCGTTATGGTAAACTTTCCATCTAGATCTTTAGATAAGGCCTCTTTCTGCATATCATGAGGGATTACGCCTTCTGGGAAGTCTAGCCACACGCAATACCCGTCAAATAGCTCTGGTAAGGCCCCTAGAGGATACGTTACTACTATTGCTCCTAATGCTATCGCTTCTGCTACTACACAAGAGAAAGTATCTTTGTGAACATCTTGATAAGGTGTATATAAGGGGTATATAAAATACTCGCTTTCTGCCACATTAGTGAAAAGTGTTTTTTTATCCACTCCGTTGTGCCTATTAAAAAAAGAATCATCGTGATTGTGAGTAGCCATAAGATAATCAAAAGCATGAAATTCTGAATCTTCAAAATTTAATTTTCTTACTGCTTCTACTGCTACGTTTCCTCCTCTTGCCCAAGCTGCATGAAAAATAAACTTATGGGGTTTCCTTATAGGATTAGAATCTGTGACTTCTTTTATCATCTCATCCATTACTGGATTAGGTATTAGCGTCTGTTCTATTTTGATTTCGGGAGCTATATTCTTTATGTGAGTTAGAATATTCCCAGTCATACTTTTTTCCCATTCTGATATATTAATAAACCCTATAGAAAGATTGTTATTTTTAGCAAAATTAACAATTTCATCTACTCCGTACACCCATTGCATGTGGGACCAGTATATTATACTTTTTGTAACCTTTATGGGAAGGGAATCATATTGATTAAACCACAACATGCTTATCAATATGTCAAACTCTTTATTTTCAATTCCTTTAAAATCTATGTGCGTATATTTAACCCCATAAAACTCTTCTCCGTCCTTATATATAATTCCATTATTTTTATAGGAGTTGTGCAACTCAGGCTCAAGCTTATCCGTTGCAAAAACAACTTCATGTCCAGCCTTAGCCAGATGTTCAGCTATTAAAACAGAACTAGTGTCTGTTCCAGACCCTCCCCCATTTCCATATCTTAGGTTATAACCATTAAGGTAGTTACTTCTTCTGCTATTACCTATAACAATAAAGGCTATTCTCATTATATATTTTTTTCGTATCTATCACTCCACTTTTTATCTTCATCAAACAAATACATTACTATTTTATGAGGTTTATCTATCGACTCTAAAGAAAGAGATACTGAATTCTTTTTTAGTTTTACATAATCTGAATCATTTTCTATAGTAAAATCTCTTCTTATTATCTCTGATCCTGATTTATTTTGGACTCCTAAAGTTAAAAATTTAGGTTTTTTTGATTTGAATTTTTTAAAGAAAGCAACATCCCATTCTATATCAAGAGAAAATTTATTTACTATGAATTGTTCTTCCCAATTTATAGGATTTGGCGGTTCATTTACTTTAAGAGTGTACTGTTGTATTCTACAGTTTTTAAAATCAAACCCTCCATAGACTTCATAATCATGTAAAGTTCTACTATCTCCTAAACCATAAATACCCATATCTATTCCATGATCTTCTTGCCCAAACAATTGCCTTGTTTTGTTTCTAGCATATATGTCTCTTTCTCCAGATGTTTTTTTAGTCTCGCTTTCTATTCCATGATCATCCCAGTGTTTTACACGATAGTTTCTTGTGTATTCGTGCCACATAACCATTCTGTGTGGACTAAAGAAGTCATACCCTTTAGTAAAAGCTCTTACACTTAATGTAGTTTCTTCTGTGTACCCTCCAAAGTATATGTCTGGGTCATAAGGAACTTCTTCTATGAATTTACCTGTTGTAAAATAGAAATGTCCACTAATAGTCCTAGCTCTTATTACTTTTGTTCTTTCTTTATAATCTTGAATGTACCAAGGCATGCTCATGAGTAACTTATCAGCGGAAAACTCATACTGAGACATTAGGCATGGAGTAGGATCGTATTTACAAGAACAGTCTTTTGGGTTGAATGGGGTACAGTATGTAGTTATAATAGGCTTTTCAGAAACCTCTAAAGCCTGTGCATAATCTTCCAAAACAATGGAGTCCCAGTCTTGTACAAATCTATGATGACTGTCTATCTGTAAAGTAAATTCCTCTCCATCATAAAGTCTATTAGTTATATTCCTTGCCCAACCTAATCCCTGACTTTCTGAATAGTGATGTTTGCTTATACTAAAATTGTGCATGCCATCAAACACTGTTATGTCTTCCGTTTCATCGTACTGCCAGCAAATTCCAAAAGTTAAATTTTCTGGGTTCTTTGCCTTGGTTATCATGTCGTCTATAGTGGGAATGAGCTCAGGATCTCTATAACTAGCTACCTGAACAAATATTTTGTTCTTTTCTC